TGACGAAGAGCGTGAGAACCCGGGGTTGAATCAATTTTTACGTGAGTTACATGAAGAGTGGTCTGACCCAGTTGAACCAGGTGCATACTACCCCCCACCAAGACAGGGAATGCATCAAGATGTTGAAATAAGCCTAAGTGAATAGAAATACTTGTAATGTTAAGAAAGAATGGAAGAACTCATGAGTCTCATCGATAAACACTCTCATCGAATACCTGAGGGTGATTATATTCACATGTGTCGATTAATGAAAGAAATGTATAAAACCAGGAATCAGTTACTTGTCAAACCCGATGTAGTTGGCGAAGATTTCATCATGACATCGGATGCCCTCAATAAATGCCACACATGGATCAGAAGTACAGAAGCTCTCCGTGATGCCTTTGAAGAACACGAGAAGGATCCCGAAAACAAGGTAAAATTGGGAATTTTCAGACAAATACGAGAAGCTTCAAAACTTTACTGGCGTGAACTTAACGCAACATATGGGTTCGATGAACTCATATGGTTTGTAAATCGTGGTACGATCGCACAGATAGATTTTAGACAGTACAGTCGGGAGGCGCAGAGGGATCGGGTGTAGCCGAGGTCCGTGGCTCTTCTCGTATCGAGAGTTTTTTTAATTTCAAATGTAGTTCTCTGTTCTCGTCGGGAATCTATGATTTCCATACCTACCTAACTAAATTATTATTTTAAGTCCATGAAACCATTTTCAAAGTACATGGTTTGATACCCTGTATAGTACATATGCATCGAATATACATTCGAAACATCAGTTAATTCAACATCGATCGTAGTTTTATCCGATTGAATATCAACGAAATCTATAACACCCGATGGAATGGTATTTTTTGGTCGAATCGCGAAACTGTATGTGTATATATTACGAAGTGGGATAGTTAAACGCGTGTCGGATGGTATCTTATATTTATAGTAATTGGCTGTCGCATCTGTTATATTCGGAAGTCTATTACCGAGTAGATATATGAATCCCGATTTCATGACGTTCCCAAAAAACGAGCTTCCCGTGTCATAAGATGGAGCTGTTGAAAAGTTGAACCGATTCTGGTAATAATATTCATCTTGAATTGTAGTTGTGGGTTGTCGCGCGATACCTTCATCTTCAAATGTTTGTCGTCTAAAAAACCAATGTAAACATTTTACAGGTATGTTTGGTACAAGATTGTTTCTCACAAACTCTTTTCCCAATTCGGTTGTCGTCGATGGATGTCGTTTCACAAAATCTGTGCTTATCTTGAGCGGTTGTTTCGTCATGTATAATCTTTCTTCATCCGAAACTGTAATTTCTTCAGTAATTATATCAAACTCTTTTAGGGTCAACACAGTTGAAGTATCGGTAAAAAATGTTTGTTGGTGAAATTCGAGTTCAAATGTAATTTTTTGTTTGTGTATAGAACACACTGGAAAATAGGGTTTGTTTGGTTCATTTATTTTATATTCATCATTCGTATACTTCCTTGAAAAAAAGAATGGGATAGGTATCATTAGGTTGGTTTCGTACAGAGCCAAATCCGAAAATCCTGGTAGCGTAGCGTCGTCGAAACGCAAATTTCTATTTAACAAATACACATTTGTAATCTTTTCTGAAATTTCCAGATACAATTCATCATGTATGATTCCCCAATCGTCATGGATTTTTTCTATTTCAATTTCATCCACATACATCGTGATACTCTTTAATATATGTCTACCTACCTGATCAGCATAATTATTGGTATTCGATTCCAATTTAGGTAATTTCAAGCTTAGCCACATGTTACTTAATAAGTCTCCCATATTTCTCGGATTAAATTCAATTTTCAAAGTTTGTCCAAAAGGCCATCCTTCGGACGTATTTGGATTTATGACATTTCTATCTCGGTGATATTTTATAAAATTGGAATGCCTAAAAACGTCTCTCGGTACAAATGACGATTCTTTGGAAAGTAGGTGAGTGTCATGCTTTCCAATAGCTTTAAGTGATATATTTGACGCTTCACCCATGCCTTATATATCAGTCTATTTTTTAATATAACAAGTTTGCGACGCCTTTACAAACTCTCAACACATTATAACTCAACGCGTACACTTTTATTTTTCTCGTTGTAGGTGGGGTGCACCTAAATAATTCAGTTTCGAGGATTTGATTTTTTATATGACTGAAATTGATTTGTCCAGTTGGGTACCATTCTTCAGGTTTTAATGCGAAACTATAAGAATAAAAACGTCTGATGAGTTGCGTTCTCGTGTGATGGATACGACCCTGAACAGCTTTGAGAAATTGCACGTTTCCTACTTTTTCCGAAATTATAACCTGATCATCCAACTTTAATTCAAGATGTTTAAGATTTTCATATAAAATATACGTATCGTCTATAAAGGAATCGGAATTATCATAGTCAAAGGGGGATACACCTTCTCGCTGGATTACGAAGTATAGTTCTTTAACGGGATTTACAAAGTTCAATAAAACCTTTTTTTTATCTTCGTCTTCATCGAGTTCAAAAATAATTTCCTGAATCTGCGTTATTATATGATCTCGGTCGTCGTTAGTGTTCTTCTCTGTGATAATTAAATCGGTCGACAGCGTTGCGTCGAGTAGACTCAGTTTTTCTGCGTTCACTATAGGATAGGTACCATTTATATCAGTGAGAAGGTGTTTAGAGTCTCTTAATTTTATTTCAACTTCGATTAGTTGTTTGTGTATTGAAGAAATAGGTAATGCTAATTCTGGGTGTTTGTAAAAGTAAAAAGGAAGTTCTACGATCATTTCGACATCAGTACCATCTTTGCCTGTAGTGTTATATGCGAGTATTCGTTTGTCGGATACAGGAATAGTGGCTACTTGTATAGGATATTTACCGATACGTTCTTCGAGTGTATATTGATGTGTGAGTGATACGTTGTGTTCCGAGTATATTTGAAAATAATCGGAAGGTAGGTACTGTATCAATTCTCCACCGATATATAACTTCGCGTCTTCTATGATGGCGTGTCCGATTGATTCAATGTAACAAACATCGGGTGTGTGTATTCCGGGAAGTTTTATTTTCAATGAAAGTTTGGTCAAAAACGTACCACAATTTTGTGGGATTACAAACTTGATACTTTTATTAAAATCTGGTTTAGTTTCTGCGTTTAATTCTCTAGAAAAAACGGAGAAATGTTCCCTTTTCTTGTACACTCTATGAAAATAGGAATATTCTGGATTAATCGTAAATTCATTTCCCTTAGAACCACTCGACTGAAGTTGAACGATACCAGCCATTACTATTATACACAATTAAAATCTTAAACCTGCTAAACCATCACGGAACACGAGTACATTGTAATTTACTGCGTACACTCGAGTATCATGTTCTTGTGAAACGGTTACGGGTACCGTTAGTAATGACTGTGTGGTGGTTGTTTCTGTTTGAGTTCGAATACCTTCTTCGGAAGTTATAGTATTTTCAATCCCAGTAATGATGTTATCACGTGTTGTCTCATTCACTTCTATACGCGTTTTCTCTTCCTGCACCTCTTGAACACTGTCAAAGGGAGTTGTTGTGACTACTGTAGTAATTGCAGTTGATGTGAGTGTTTTAATATCAACTTTATATCTTGGCTGAAGTGGTACGCGATTAGTAATCTCAATCTCCCCCAACAATCTTGATGTGACGCGATAATCAGCACTATCTCGATCCAGTTCTGAGATTGTAACTCGCGAATCGTTAATATAAATTTTATTAGTATCGGGTGAACTGTATACAAATTTAGAACCATCTTCACTTATTGAAACATCAGTAATTTGTCCAGTTCCACTAGCATTGTGATAACTTACGAACGATGCATCAGTTGTACAGTCTTCATGTGACCATATTTCTATACCACCAGACCTTGACCCTATTATAATCCTTTCACCATCTGAACTGATATCTACCCTGGTTCCGAAGTTGGTGAGACCTGATGTATTTGGTGTAATTTGGTGTTGTTCATTATCAATTAAACAATATAAGAATGCGCAACCACCATTCCAATTGGGAGCGCCTACGATAATTTTTTCCGCGTCATCACTTATTGCTATTGATCTACCGAACATACTTCTACTTGGGTTCGATGGATCGGGTGTTGGTAAATACAGTTCTTCTGAAAAGGACCATGTATTATTAATGTATGTGTACAAGAATATTCTACCATCACAGTTTATCGTCCCTGTGTCATTCCCATGCATACTCACACATAGTGTGTTACCGTCACCTGTCAACGCGACTTGTACACCATAATTTCCAGATTGTATGGGTAATTGTATCTGATTAGAACTCCATTGGTCATTAGAATAATTGTAAATGACTACAACATTAGCATCTGTCGATTGTTCACCGGGAATCACAATTCCACTCACAGCGAACCTATTTCCTAATTTATCCATGGACATACTATGACCATAATGCATACGGGGGAGATTTGAAGGTCTACCGAATTGTACAATAGTGCTCCATGTCCCTTGACCAACTGTACTTTCAGCCCAAGACTCTGTATATCTCCATATATCAATAGTCTCATCAATCGGATAATTTATTTGCCTGTAGTTAGAACCTACTATTACAGACCCATCAAAATTAATGACAGTTTGTTTAGCGGTATTATTCGTATGAACAACGTTTGGGTTAACCCTGGCTGTTTTATTACTTACAAAGTATTCCCTTATAAAAGTCTCATTTGGAACAAAACCACCGAAAGTAGCTGGTTCGGTAATTTCTAAAATATGTCTATATATGTATGCTGCTACTCCTAGATAATCCCCCGCATGTGTAGAAATAATACGCGAACCATCCTTACTTATTTTACAAATACTTCCATATTCTGAAGGATCGGTTTCTATGTCAAATTTTATGGTAGTAGGAGGAGGTTCTGATACCACCTCTACAGATGTAATGGATCCATCGGGATTAGTCCGTGAGGAAAACACCCTTATCGAAACACCGGTCCCACTTCCACCAGCAGTCCCCGCATTAGTAGGTTCTGTCAAGGTTGGATTTGATATTCCAAATACCACTTCGGAACCGGGACTGGTTAAACTCAAATTTTCGGTCGCATTTCCATTAATGTTTGTGGTACCATTGTCGTTCGTTGCGTCTGTATTTACTAATGGTTCAGAATCTACCGAGTTCCGTAATAAATTATCTATATCCCCTATGACTCTCACTGGGGTAGTAGTGGTTGGTACAGATGTAAGTGTATCTGTAAATTCTATTTGAGTGGAAGGTGGTGTGAATCCGATGGTACCTGTACGTGTGAAAATTCTGAATGTAGACTCGGATGCAGTCGAAACGATCGTTTTTTGTCCTAAAGTTTCAGATGGTGGTCCTACCACTGGGTTCTGATATATCGTATCTGTAGAAGATGACGTATCTATGGTAATCACTGGTGTACCATCAACTTCTGAGACAATTACTACATTGACAGGAAGATTTAATGTGTTTACGAGTGTCGTAACCGTCACAACATCAGCTACAGCCGTTGGTTGAATGGGATTAAGAGACAAACCAATAGTTTGAGTGACGGTTGTAGCGGTGGTAACTGTCGTTTCCACCTGTTCTTTTTTTGTAGTGATGTTATTTGTCACTGTCACAGGTGTAGTTGTTGTCGTTGTTGTATCTTCTGTGACTGTTTCTGTGAATGGGACTTGTGTATCAGTTGATATAGTAAAAGGTATTGAAGAATTTTCGGTGTCGATTTGTGTAGTGAGTGTGTTGGTATTAATGTTTGTTAGGGGTTCAATTTCTATACTTAACAATTTATGTGAAATTCTCGACATGTT